TCACTTCTTTTGTAATAAGTGTCCCGATTCACACACTATTCGGGATCCGATAGCTATTAAGGTAGACAGTGATTGCCGTTGGGGCTAATTGAGGACCTTGTGTTAACTAAAGTATTTATTATACTTGAATAAAAACAGAAAAAAAAGCCCTTTCGGGCAAATTNCCANTGANNATAGTTATTATAGAGTGTCTAGAGTACAGGGACCAGGAGGGTCCGAGAAGGAGTCTCTATCTNNNTTAGACAGGTTTATTGATTGACGAGCAATAAACAAACTGTACCCCAGACTGAATATTTATCGATTTCGAAATAATTCTTGAATTTCATCTGCGACTAAATCACGATTGACAATTAATTGTGGTCCATAACGACTGACAATCTCCCAGCCCGCAGGATGTGGTTGAATACGCCGTACATCTTGTACAGTGGCTACCCAACCTGAAGTGGTACGACGATAAGTTTGAATTTGAATTTCTAACACAGGGTATTTAACCAATTTGTATAAATACTCCTATGCAATTCGACTTACAAGTTATCGCTATATTGGCCACCATAGGCATATACAAGCCATGGGAAAGAGTTGTCAATCTCTTGTGCGAAAGACATTTTGGTGAAGAGTTACCAAAAGAAATNTGCATAGCCTGTTGCCTAAGCATGTTTATGTTTATGTCAACAATGGTTAACATTGTGTCTAGGAACTATTAATAATGGCTGCAGGTCCAGTTCGTTGGCCGGGTCGTAAGACATTTCCCAATCCCAATCCTCTTCCACCACAAAGAAGCTAATGCCGGCTAGACTTTCCCGTTTGACTGTTGTGAGCGGAAATGGCAAAAAATCTCACATTTGGGTTGGCCTATCGTGCCATTCTCAACCGGCTGAATATTTATCTTGACCTGATTTGTCTAGCCTTACATAAATACAGTATGACGGAAAAACATTCAGAAAAACCCGCTTTACTGGCTAATAAAACCAAGAAGAAAGTGCCTAGTCGTGGTGGTGCCCGAGCAGGTTCGGGTAGACCTCGAGGCAGTACNCACAAATTAACTGCACAGGCTTTACTAGCCGAATTGTCAGCCACTGGCTTGCCATTTGAACAGGCACTAGCTCGCAACTACATTGAAGCACAGGCCAATCCTGACTTGAGATTTAAGTATGATCAATTGTTCTTGGGCAAGTTATTAGCCGACCAACATGCGGTTGAAATAGATGACACCCTGTCAGTAGAATCCAGACAAGCGGCTTTTTTACGAGCACTGGAAACCATAGGCGGTGTAGCAGAAAATTCATTGAATCATCAAGCTAACTAGAGCTTTTTGTCTAAGACGCTAAATACTGTACAAGGAAGAAGACAATGCCATTAATTAAATCAGCTAAACCTCAAGCATTTCAAAAGAACATTAAAACTGAAATTGCTGCTGGACGCCCTCAACCACAGGCAGTGGCTATAGCTTATAGTCAAGCTAGACAAGCAAAAAAAGATCATCGTGAAACTCCACACCACAGCCGACTAGTAGATGAAATGGGTTCGGCTTATGAAAACAATCATGTTAGTTCAGGTGCCAAACCTGGCTATCATCCCATAGTAGAACATGCTATGAAAAAACCATCAGCAGATAAAGGANTGGCATAATGGGCTTAAGAAGCGACGAAGAACGACAAGGCCGCACGGGTGTAACTCGACTCAGTGCAGCTAGAGACACAGCAGAACCAATGCGTGACTATACTCAAGACACCCGTGCTGGTTCCGCTGCTGAAATGCGTTATACCGGTGAGATGACACAGCGTATGGCTGAAAAGCATCCAGGTTTATATCGTGGACCTAAAAANCAAACGCTAGTAGCCGGACATGGCGAGCGTAAGCAACATGAAAATGAACATCCAGCAATCAAGATGTGTAAAGGAAAATATTAATGGCTAATCGACCAAACCCCATGACAGAATTGTCAAAAACTTCTCCAAAGTCCAATCAAATGGATCGAGACTTTTACTTTGATGGAATAGATGGCTCGCGCATCAGCCATAAAAATCATCGTTTTTCAGGCAATCAATCAGGCCTCGCACAGCGTCAAACATTCAAGCAACTGCGTACAGGCAATGCCAGTGACTGCAGTGCTGACCGTATGTCGTCAATTGGACCTAGTGNTACATTTGATGCCAAGCGTGAAACAGTTGCCACAGCAAAACAAAGTTCAAACCCAGTTGAGTCTGGCCGTGCTGAGCGTGAATATCCAAAAAATCCTGACCGCATTAATGCTGGCAGCAGACAAGATCGTAAACTCGGGAATTTCAGCAAATGAGTATATCATTTACACCTAATGGCAACGCCAGTTTAATCGCAGCCAATACCGCCAGTGGCTCAAACAGAATTAGCATTACTGCTACCAAAGGTGCTACTATTGGCAGCTTTTTAGTAGTCAATGGTGATGTAGCCAACATAGCCATAGTTAACATTGGTTTTGCCAATACTACTAGTGCTGTAACTCCAACCGGCACTGCCAATGGTACAGGATTTCCCATACTGCCGTTTGAAAGTAAGTTTTTAAATTTANATCAAGAATCTAATTTTAATCCCAACACCACAGCTTATGCTGCGGCCAACACTATCAGCGGCACTGCCAATGTAGTAATCACACCAGTTTACATTTACAAATAAAGGTCTAATATCATGGCAACAAAAAAAACCACNGCACATCTTACACATATGAAAAAAGCAGCAGATCATTTGGAGCGAGCACATGAGTTTATCAAGTCAGCTATCAAGCATCCAGGCGCACTGCACAAAGAATTAAAAGTTCCAGAAGGCAAAAAGATCCCAGCTAAGAAATTGGCAGNGGCTGCTAAAAAGCCTGGTAAAGAAGGCCAGCGTGCCCGTTTAGCTGAAACCCTACGAGGAATGAAATAATGTTATCAGTAGCCAGTAATGCTGTACAACAACTTTACTCAATACAACTGACTAATCAAAACTCTGCTAATGTCGGCGTACCTNGCTACTTGCCTGGCGGCCACACTGCTAATGTTGTAATGGCGGGTAGTATTACTCCTGCTACAGGCAATGCCACTTGGGATATAGGCAACAGCGTATTGACACTGGGCAATGCCACTAGTTATTTGGTAACAGCAGATGTACAATTTACACCCAACACCATTCAGTATCAACTGCCTGCGACATTTTATCTAGTCAATGCCAATACTAACACTGTGGTTAACTCGACCACTACACCAGTAGGCACACCATTTACCACAACGATAAATAATTCTGGTAACGCTAATGTCTATTTGAAATTACAAGTAGCACAGTCTGGAGAAAAAAAGCAGTTTGAATATCCATCTGCCATTGGCCAAGCTACGCTAACTGTTGTACAGACTAACTAGGAAACAATATGAAAAAGAATCCAGAATCTTATAATCAAACAGGTAAGTCACTAGACTTTAATGTTAACCAAGCTCAAGGTCCAAGAATGGGCAATACAGGTACACCATCCAAGCGTGCNAAATTTGTTGAAGAAAANTCNGGTGAATTCCGCACTGCTCTAGCAGATGAAGTAATGCGTGCCCTTGAAGCAAGAAGTCCAGGTGGATATAGAGATCCGCGTGTAGAACCATTAGATGCCAACCGTGGTCCAAAAATCAATCCCACAGCGAATGGTGCTAAATTACCCAGCAAATATCGTCGACCAATCAGTCGCGGTTAATCAGCAATAACCCCTTAGGGGGTAGTAGTAAAGTATAGAAAAGGCCAAGCAATGACAAAGAAAACAACAATCGAAGCATCTGACGACATTTGGCAGGATACACCGCCAGAATTAGCAGCCCGACCGCAAGCCCCCGTGGCAAAAACTCAATCAGCAGATTTTGATATGGAAGGTCTAATGACAGACTTTCCCACAGCCAGAGACTTGGAGAGATTTGTCTACGACGAAACAGGCGTGGTATTAAATCTCAAAGGCCGTGCTAACAAATTAAAATATCAAATAGCCATGCAGGTATTAAATGGTGAAACAGTAGATGACAAATTTTTGGGTGGTGAAAATCCCTATGTGGAAAAAGCCGAATTAATACCCACAGAAGACTTGGCACCTGTTCCCGAAAGAGACAGAGAATTACCCCCATTGGATCAAATACAAAACAGTTTTGTCAGCAGACATATACCACATCCAGATCCTGAAATGCGTGCCGTAGACAAAAAAGTTGACACTATATTCCGCAAGTACAAAAATGGCATGATTAGCTATGAAGTACTGGGACCATTAGAAACTCGTCCACACGGTGAAAAGATGGATAAGTTTGGTAGACTGCGTCCTGAAATAATCAAGTGGGTCAATCCTCGTACTGGTGAGCAATTGGTAGTACGCCGTGACGGCACACTAACAGCACAGGGTCGTAATCTTCGTGCGCTGATGCAGAAGATGCGTGTTAACAATACCAACTACTGGGACACTTGGGTAGACCGTGAATTTGGCGCACTGGACAATGGACAGTTGCGTAATCCGTGGGACTTGGGATCAGATGAATGACACCAGAAGCTGCTAGACAGATAGAAGACACACGCATCCTGGGCAAGATTAATCTTGCTCATCGTGAAGCTTTTAAAATCAAATGGCCTGGACAAGTTGAACATATACTTAGACTAACTGCTGAAAGACTTCAGCAGGGTCTTGCCAAGTCAGCAGCTGAACCTTTGACTAATCAAGAAGTCTATGAACTTAGCCAAGCACTTTATTCTGTGTATCAAATACATAGGATGATTCAAGATGCTGGATAGCCAAGTGTTAATGCGTAGAGCACTACGCTGGGTTTTAGAACAACACAACTTAAAGCCTGAAAGCATTAGGCATTTGGATGCCACTACTAGACAGCAGTTTCAAGAATATGCCATTGCCATAGCCGATGACATGCGATACAACAGTCTTAAATACTTTAGACCATTTGAACATCAGCGAAGGTTTTTTGCCACACATGCTAGTCCGCGTCGTGGTATACTGGCTGCCAATCGAATTGGTAAAACTGTCAGTACCTGCTATGAAACAGCCATGCACTTGACAGGCATTTATCCTGAAGATTGGCAGGGCTATCGTTTTAACCACCCTATCACTGCTATGGTGGCAGGTGAGGGTTGGCAACAGGTAGCTATGGTGTTGCAAAATGAACTATTGGGCTGTCAAGATGTTAAAATTCGTGAGAATCTTGGAACAGGTGCTATACCTCGCAACTGTATTCATTTTGATACTATGCGTAGTGATGGTGCTAACTGCGTGGGTGTAGAAATACGGCATATATCGGGTGGCAAAAGCTATCTCTTGTTTGCCAACTACACACAGGAAGTAAGACAAATGCAGGGATTCAAATTGAATCTAGCTGTGTTTGATGAACAGCCACCTGATGACTTCTTCAGTGAAATAGTCACTCGTACTGCCACAACACAGGGACAGGTCTTGTGTAGCTTTACCCCTCTCAAAGGTCTTAATGGTCTAGTCAGCAAATTTTGGAATCGAGAAGAGGGCTATGACTTTGTGCGTGTGGCTTGGGAGGATGTGCCGGAATATGACCCTTGGCAGGAACCATTCTTACTAATGGAAACTAGACGCCAATTGGAACGAGACTATTTGCCACACGAACGAGAAGCTCGTATAGCTGGTAAACCGGTAATGGGTCAGGGTGCGGTGTTTCAAATTAAAAGTTGGCCGACTTATGTTTCTGGTTCAATTAATTTCAGAGAACAGCCCAACATACAGCGTGTTATCAGTTTGGACTTGGGCTTGGTTAATGATCGTACTGTTATCAGTTTGATGTACTGGGATCCCTATGAAAAAACAGCTTGGCTGCATAGACAAATCTGTGTGGGTGGTACAGAAGAAGCCAATCCCTTAAACTATATCAATCATCTTTTAAGACCCGAAGTATTTGGCTGTCCCATAGTNTTGCCCGCTGATGCCAACACACAGGGAAGATATACCATGTCAAGTCAAAGTCTTCGTGATTTGTTTGAAGAATATGAATTAAATGTACACCCCAAAGCCATTATGAATCCCCCCGACAATCAGGGTCGTGTTACCAATCACAAAAGCTATGGCGTTAATGTCATGCGACAGATGTTGGAAATGTCTAGTCTGTTGGTTAATGAAAACTGTACTGACTTTCTGCGCGAAGCACAAAACTACTATGTAGATCCGCAGGGCAGATTTTCAGACCCCGATGACTGTATAGATTCAGCTAGATATGGCCTGCTGGCCTGTTTACAGGGCATAGCCGAACCCTGGGACAATCGCACCAGCAGAGAGCGTATGTTAAGCTATAGAAATCAAATTCGCGATCGTAATGACAGAAGTCGCAAACCCGCATGGAAACAAAGCTATGATCCAGGTGGTTAAACTGTTTGTGCTAAATACAATACTAAGGAATCCGCCATGCTTAACATAAAAATGAAAGCTTTAAACAGCTTAAATACTTCAAATCCCATGCTCAATCGATTTGTAGCACTCAAGGGCCAGTTGGATACCAAAACAGCCAGTTATCTTAGATATTTAGGAACTAAAAATGCGGTCAATCGTGCTAGTGATTATCATTATCTCTGTTTGGCCGTTAATGATAGTACTGCTCCTGTCAATGGTATTGATTATATTCACCCAGTAGTTAAACCCTGTGTTGACTATGTTACAGCAGTGATTAATAAGGGTCTAGCACCCAATGGCGAAATCAACTTTGAATTTGTGCCAGACAATGATCAAGATGACGCTGCTGCTCGTCAAGCCACTGACATGGTCAGCCGTGTTATAAATGAATACAATGATCCACACTTTATTCTACAGCGTTGGATTATGGATGCCAACATGCACAAAAATGGCATGTTGATGGTATTGCCACAGCGTGAGCATGTGGTGAGATATGTTGAAACAGAAGGCACACGGGATCAATTAAAAGCATTTGAACAGCAGGCCGAAGACAGTGGCCTAACTCCTCTGCGCCAAAGTCGTCGTAAAAAGCGTGTGGACATTGAACAGGTAATTAAAGAAACACAACAGTTTGTACAGAATTTGCCCCGACAACAGCACGAAGAAAACATCAATCGACTGGTAGAAAATGCCGACAATCATAGACAAAACCCCGACGCAGACCAAGAAGAACCTGACTTGGTAGAAGTGCGTGATGGTGAGGATGAAATCTCTGCCAGCATAGCTAGAAACACCATTTACTCTTGTCGTTACAAGTTGACTGGACACAGTTTAAATATCAAATTTCGCAACATAGCACAGCACTACTGGATCTGTGACCCCACAGTACAGGAAATGCGTGATCAAGTATTCTGTGGATTTTATGATCCAATGAGCATACAAGAAGCCACACATCTTTACCCACACTTACAAGCACACATGGAAGAGTTCCGTGAATTTGCCGAGTACAATATGAATGGTGCTTACCAAGCTGGTTCGGTATTAAACAATCTAGCAATACACGCTAGAGACAGCGTGCCAGTTATGGGTATTCCAGTTGAATCGGGAGTTGGTGCTGATCCTGACAGTAGACTAATTACCGTACTGACAGTTTGGGACAAGTATGACATAGATGGTGATGGTGAATTGGAAATGATTGAAATAGTCTATTCCGGACAGTTTATTATACATGCCAGAGAAGTAGAATTTATTCCTGTGGCCAACATGTGTCCAAAACCTTTACCTGGTAATTTTTATGGTATGAGCATCGCAGAAAGCGTAGTGCCTATGCAGGAGTATATGACATCTGCTAGTCGTGCGGAAATCATGTTGGGTTTACAAACTGCCACACCACGCATTGGTGCCAAACCTGACAAGTTGGATTTTGAAATGCTACAGGATGGTGAAGCAGCTATATTTGTTTTAGACACCAAGTTTGATCCTGCTACTGACATCTACGCACTGCCCATGCCCAGTGGCAATTTACAATTTGTAGACGATGCTATGGCGCGTATGCAACAGGATGTTATGGCTATTATTGGTATGACACAGCCACAGGATGTGTTTAATCCCGAAGTAATGGCAGCAGGCAATTCCGGACAAAAATTAGCCATGGCTCTAAGTCCCAATCAAATCATACAAGACAATGCTGTGCGTAATGCCGCTGATGGCTTGAAAGAAATGATATGGCTAGTATGGCGTACACTGATACAGTATGGTGATGACTATGGAGTTAAAAAACTAGCACAACTTTATCACCCTGAAGGCAAGCCAGAATTTATGGATTTTCTCAGTTGGGATGACATGAATTTCTGCGATCGTCGGCTAATGCATGTTGAATTGGCACTGGGCATGCAGAGTGAAGAAAACAGACTACAGAGACAGGCCCTAATTACACAGTGTCAAACACAGTTATACACACAGGTTTCACAGTTAGTACAAGCTGGCACACTGACCAAACAGTTTTATGACAAAATCAAAAAACCCTTTGCTGACACACTTTATGTACTGGGTATTAAAAATGCCGATACATACTTGCCAACAGATGAGGAAGTCATGACAATGATCACACAAGGACAAGCGGCCAATCAACAGCGTGGACCTAATCCACAGGATCAAGCACTGCAAGCACAAGCTGACGCACTAGCCGCACAAAAAACCAATTATCTAGCCAGTGCCAAATTAAGTGATGCTCGTGCACAGCAGATAGCCGCACAGGTAGCAGGTCAAGATGCCAAGAGTCAATTAGACTTTATGAGTATGGCCATGTCAGAACCCAAGGTCTACTAATGTTATCAAAAGACGCTATAGACGCTTTCAATACTAGACTAACTATAAATATAGGTAGTATTAAAACTATGACGCCTGGTCAATTGGATCAGGTTAAAGCCACAGGGTCAGAAGCAGAAGCCCTGTTAAAAAACAAACAGTTGGCTTTGTTTGTACATACAACCAAATTTGAATTGTTAGATGAAATAGCCAGTATACAAGCTCATACTGCCGATGACAATTTAAAAAGAATAGCTCTAGCCAATAAGTTGGCTGGATTAGACAGTTTCATAACCACACTGCGTAGGGCAGTACATATGAAAGACCTTGCGGTAAAGCGCCAAAACGCTCCCGTAAATAACCCCGATGAGGATAATATAAATGGAAACTAATACAGCACCTAACACTGACATCAGTGCGGCCTCTGTAACAACACAAGCAGTACCATCTTTGGATTCAATTGTCAGCAAAATGACCGCAATGAAAGAAATGACCTTGCGTAATCAAATGCGTCAATCCGAAGACACTGCGCCAGGCGAAGATGTAGTGGCAAAAGAAACATCAACTCCTGTGGCACCAGATGAGCCTAGAATCACATCAGCCGAAGAAGCAAATATTGACAGCATAGATAACGACGAGACCCCAGAACCAGATGAGTCTGAAGAGGTAAGTCCCGAAGAAACATCTAATAGTACAGCAGATGATTTGATTGATTTTATCGAATTCGCAGAAACTAATCCGAACGCCAAGTTCAAGTTTATGAAGAATGGTAAAGAAGTCGTAATCGACGCTAAAAAAGCAGCCAGTATATTGGGTCAAGGTGGTGCGATACACGAAGAAGCAAGACAGTTAAAGATCGAACGAGCCGAATTTGATGAATACTTACGCGAACAAAAAGTTCAACAGGAAGGTTTATCATTGGCCATGGAATTTACGATTCAGCCGCAGATACGAAAAGCCTATGATGAAATCATAAAAACACAAGGTTATCAAAACACTTTCCAACAGCAATTGGCAAGAACTACCAATCCCAGTGAACAAGCTAGGATTCGTGCCAGTATGCAACAAAACGAAAGATATATCCAAAGTCAATCGCAGTTGGTAAATCAATTGAAACCTAACCTTGATGAATTTAGAGCTATTCGTAGTCAACAGGTAGCACAAACACTTGAAAATAATCGTCGCCAGTTTCAGGACAAAGAATTGCGTAATGAATTCTTGTACAACGAACTGCGTGACAAATTAAGCAAGTCTTGGGTTAATGCGACAAGTGAATTAGTTCCTGGTATAAAAAATATTGACCTAATCTCTTCAGATGAAACCATCTTGGGTTTAATCAGAGACGGTATCAAATTTAGAGACAGGCCCCGAGCACAGGCAGCTGGATCAAACTTAAATCAGTTTACCGGCCGTAAAAGCAGTATGCCCACTAGCCGAGGTCAAGAAGATCAAATTGTCAAACTCCGTGAACAAGCCAAGGGCGGTGATAAAAAAGCCGCAGACAACTTATTAGTAGCTCAATTACAAAAAATAAGAGCTAATCGTAAGTAATGTTGTAAGCCTAGATAAATTCTAAAGGAGAATAAAATGGCAGAAATAACAACAAGTCAAATTGGTAACGGTACTACTGCGTATGGCGCTGACATCGTTGTCAAGGACTTAGATTTAGATGTATCCAATCGTGTTAAAGACGATACACCAGTATTGAACATGTGTATGACTAAAAAGCGTAAGGTTAACTCAACTTTGCCTTTATGGACTAACGATATCTATCGTAATCCACAAGTTCAAGCTTGGACAGAAGGTGCTCCAGTAAGCACTACCAATGCCGAATCAAATCAGCGTTATAACCTAGCTAACTACACACAAATCTTCACAACTACCATCGCAGCTTCAGGTACAGCTCGTGCGGTTATGCAGTCTGGTGGAGATCCACAAGCTTATCAAGAAGTCAAGCAATTGATTGAATTGATGTTTGATGTGGAAGAGCAGTTAGTTCGTAATGACCAAATCGGTACACAGTATGGTGGACAAACAGGTTCAGCAGAAGGTATTACTGGTAACAGTCAAACAGGTCGTCGTATGGGATCACTCAGCAGTTTTGCTGGTACACAGAGTTTTAACACAGCCAGTGGCAATGCTAGTACAATTACAACTTATACTAATAATGCTACAACTGACAGTGCTACAGGCAATGTGGGTAATTTAGTAATTCAAGCTAATGGAACACAATTCTATACAGCTAGTGACTTTACTAACCAAGCTTTCAGCCCAATCACTTACAAACAGTTAGTGACAGTAGCAGAACAGCGTTACAATGCTAAGATCCGTACTATGGTAGCTCCAGTAAGTTTGAGAACTAGTATCTCTGACAATATTGGCACTAGCCAAACCAGTATCAATCGTCGTAATGTTGAGCGTGGCGACACGATTCAAACTTACGAAGGTGATTTCAATTATACATATGAAATCTTTGACAGCTGGATTATGGACCAAGCAGGCGTTAGCAACAGTATCTACTTCCTAAACGAAGATGTGTTGCAATGGGGTAGTTTGCGTGATTTAGGACCTAATAATGAAGT